TTGGATACCTGTCCCCCCGATGAAAGCCGTCTCGATGGCTCCTAGCGTCGTGAGGATGGCAGGGAGGAGTTCGACGTTGTTGGGGTCACCGTAGTCATCGGCTGCGACATCCAGCACGATCCGTCGATACACGGTCATGATGCTACTGAACTGCTGCGGTCAGGTCAGGCCGGCCGAGAGCCACACGGATCGCGTTAGCGATATGGCCCAGCATCCGACTTGAGGGCACCCCGGTCCCGAACTTCTCCGCGACGTACCTGTCAGTCAGGTAGCCGGTACGGGCCATCACATACGTTCGGGCCACACCATCCGGCAGGAACGGGTCGCCCGGAATCCAGACGCTCACAACAGCGTGCGTGGCGTTCGACCCTCCCCCTTCGAAGTTGTCGTGCGGCAGGTCGGAGACCAGCACCACATACCGCCAACCATCACCAGGTTGGTAATCCACCGCCTGAATCGGTGATTGGCCGAACGTCTTCAACTGACCGTTGTATCGCACAAACGGTTTGACAAAAGCGTCTACCTGCGGATCAGAGATGTCACTATCAGTCATGTCTTTTCCTTTCTCATTGCTTCGTTGACCATTTCAAGCATCGTCGTCTGGTATTCCCGCACCGCTTCGTAGGCGTCGTCCAAACCGCAGATGCATTCCACTTTGCCTTCGTCGTCGATGCAGTGCCCCGTGTGTCGGCTGGCTGGTGCTAGATACTGAAGAAGGTGTTCAGCCCATTCCTCCTGCGGCATCAGCATCCCGGCGAACACTTCCAACGCTTCGAGCGTCCCGCACTCGCTGCAAATGTCAGTACAGTTGTCTGTCCGCGACAGTGCAGGATGTAGAGACATCTTGAACGTGCATCGCGGGCATCGTCGTACTGGCCGCCATTGGTCTTCGCCGGCGATGAGGCCCAACGTCGACCCATCGTCCCATTTGACGTGCAAGGTGCCAGCATCGTCGCATCGGGTCACTGTGCCGTGGATGCCAGGTTTGAGCGGGGTGTGTTGGTCGTTGGTGTAGACCAGTTCAACGCGGTCCCCGGGGGACAGGTGGTCGTTCATAGTGGGACTCCTTCCGTGAGCCAATAGTACGAGCCGGGTGGGACACCTCTGTGTTTATGCGGGGGGTTGGCACCGGAGCCGGGGCGTAAGGGCGGCCCCGGTGCCAGATCCGGTCAGCCTTCGTCTTCCGGGTACAACTTGACGAACAGGCCCGTCGCGTCTTCGCACTTCTGCTGGAGCGTTGCCAGGTCGGGAGCCTTGAGGACCGGGCCGTTCGGCTCCAACTGCGTCCAGTAGTGGGCGGGAGTCACGATGCGGCCGATGTCGGTCACGTTGACTGTCTCCGGGTCGAACCAGCACGGCACGTCGTAGGGTGGCGCTTGCCTAGCGTCGTCGTAGGTGGTCATCAGAGCCGGATGGTCTGGCCGGTGTCAAGTATGTGGATGATGGCCTTGCCGCTGGCGACCCATTCGCAGTAAGTGAAGTCGCCTGCGTAGTGGGGCAGGTCGCGCGTCTCAGGTGCTTCCCAGTCAAGTCGCCGCCAGCCGTCGGCGACGGTGAGGCACTCGACGAAGCCGACGCGCTGCCATGCACGCGGGGCCGGGAAGATGTAGACCAGCGTGTTAGCGGTGAGCAGGTCGCAGATCTCGGCGTCGGTGACTGTCTCGGCAACCTTGGCGGCTGCGGCGTAGGTGGTGGGCTGGTTCATCACTTGGCCTCCATGATCGTGTTGAGGGTGCCCTCGTCCCAGTTGAAGTAGATGACCTTCGCCCAGATGATTGCATCCCAACTGATGAGCGACTGCTGCTCGGAGCCGTTGCGGATCACGTCGTAGATGCCGAGGCCGATGTCGCCTTCCCGCATCGTGACTTCCCGGCCGAGGAGCACGTTGCCCGTTGCCATGACCTGCAAGAGGACGGTGCGGCGGATCGTGTGGCCGGTGAGCGGGTTGACGCCTTCGGTCTTGACCCGGAGGTAATGGTCGCCCTTGTCAGCGGCGACCTGGGCTGCGTCTTGGATGGTGGGCTGGTTCATCACTTGGCCTCCCGGATGACGTCTACGTCTTTGCCGTAGAAGGTGACCGGCTGCGGCGTGATCATCGCGTAGCCGACCTTCGCTGGGCGGCTTTCCGGCTCGAAGGTGGCTGTGAGCCACCGCCCATCTGGTTCGACCGTCTTGATGGTCTGCCACCAGCACTGGTTGCTGGCGGTGATGATCCAAACTTTGTCGCCAGGGCGGAGGTCGCTGGGAGAGATTCGGTCGCTCATCACTTGGCCTCCCGCTGAACGATCCATGCCTTGGCGGCGTCTACTGAAGCGAATGGGCCGACGCCAGGGATTGGCACCCAGTTGCTAGCGGAGTGCAGCCACCAGCCGCCGTCAGCGGTGTCGTAGCCGATGTCGTAGCCGAAGCCCGCCCAGTTGCGGTTCGTCCTGCGGGTGTCCATGCCGTTCATCACTTGGCCTCCTCGTGGCTCGGGCCTCCCGGCTTGCAGCAGGTGGCCCAGTTGTTGTTCGGATCGTTGGGACCGGGCAGGACCGCTATTGGCGGGGTCTCCCCCCATCTTTTGCTGGGGCGAATCTCCAGGGCCACTCCGCAGAGTTCGCAGGTGGTGGTGCGGATCACGGTCATCACTTGGCCTCCAGATCGGCGAGGCACCGCTCGAAGAGAGCCTGTGCGTCTTCTGGCTTGACGCCGTTTGCGACGGCTTCTAGGGCCAGCCGCGTCAGTGCCTTGATCTCTGCTGCTCGCTCGCTTGCGTTCATTGTTGCTCCTGTTTGGTTGGTCGTTCCCATCGAGGTCATAGTACCGCATTTTCCCTGCCCCTGTCTAGGGCAACGGGGGGGGTTTCTGAACTTTGTCGCCCCATATCCGTAGGGGTTTCAGGCACTTATGGGGGCCAGGTTGGACTAGCGGCTGCCGGCCGGCGAGAAACAGGTCAGAGGTCGAAGACAACTGGCTGGGAGGGTGCTACCATCGGGCCACCACAGTGCTCTAGTAGCCGGGTGCCCGAAGTGGCCGGTGAATCGGCTTCACGACGCCCGGTAGAAGGGTGAACGATGCCGAAGTATGTAGTGACCGGCGGAGAAGACGGCCAGTCTGGTGTCAACTTCGCTGGCGACCGTTATGAACCAGGCGATGTTGTTGAGATCGCCAAGCCGAAGGGGTTGTGGCTGATCGACGCCGGGTACCTCGCGTTGGTATCAAAGGCCAAGCCAGCCAAAGCAGCCAAGCCGGCCGATGACACAGGAGGTGACTGATGCCAACATTCGTGCATGGTAAAGGCACAGCGGTCTACCTTGACGAGTTTGAGATGACCGACTACTTCAACAGCGCCGACGTGGCTATCACTAACGACACGGCAGAGGTGACCGCCTACGGAGCCACTTCCAAGTCCTACCTGTTGGGGCTGGCCGACGGCACACTTTCGCTGTCGGGCATGTGGACGGCCGATACCGATGCCACAGATGAGGAACTCCACGCCATCCTCGGTTCAGCGTCGGCGGCGAACATCACGATCGCTGAGGCTGCCGGGACGATCGGCAATAGGGCGACGATCGCCAGGTGCGACGAGGTCAACTATTCGATCAGCAACCCGGTCGCTGACGTGTCGACGGTCACCGCCGACTTCCAAGGCACCAGCAACTCGGGTGCGTTGGGGTCGATGACCTACGGGGTCACGGCGGGCGTTCAGTTGTCCACGGGAACGGCGATCGACTACAACGCGCTCGGGAACCTGGCCGGCGTGGACGCCCCACTCGCTGCGTCGTCGTCGGCAGGCGGAGCCGGGTTGCTACACGTTCCAGTCAACAGCATCAGCGGTGGGACGACGACGATCAAGGTTCAGCACGATTCGGCATCGGACTTTTCGTCGGCTGCCGACCTCATCTCATTCACCGCTGTCGGGGCTTCGGCCAAGACATCGGAGATGGTGGTCTGCTCGGGGACCGTGAACCGGTACATCCGCGCGACCGCCAGCACAGCAGGCTCCTCGGGGAGCATCACCTTTATGGTTACGTTTGCCAGGTTCTAGGAGGACCAACTAATGCCAACCTTTGTACATGGAAAAAGCACCGACTTCGAGTTGGACGACACCGGGGGCACATCCCGGTCACTCGCCAACACCCTGACCTCGGTCGACTTTCCCGAAACCATCGACACAGCAGAGACGACCGCTTTCGGAGCCACGAGCAAGTCGTACATCGTCGGCTTGCGCGACGCAACCATTTCGGTGTCGGGCCTTTGGGATGCCACGATTGACGGGTACATCATCGGTACTGAACCCGCCAGCAGGACGTTCATCTTCGGTCCGGCCGGCTCGACAGGCGGCAACGTGAAGTACACCGGCGAGTGCATCCTCACCAACTACGCTGTCTCGAACCCAGTCGGTGATGTCGTCACCTACAGCCTTGACCTGCAGGTCACCGGAAACGTGACGAGAACCACCTACTAGACAAAGACTTACTAGACCTGACCACAACCAAAGGAGTGACCTCAGTGTCCATCAGGGAAGTAATCCAAGCAGCCGAAGACGGCAGCGCCACCGAATACGACATCCCCGAATGGGGCGTCACTATAGAGATTCGGTCGATGACCGCCCGGTCGCGTGCTCAGTTCGTCGCCGAGTTGTCATCCGACGACGGCACTGTCAGCGGCATGACCGATCCTGGCCGCATCGAGGGTATGTGGTGGCATGTCATCTCGCAGACGTGTTTCGACCCGGCGACGGGTGAACTGGCGTTCGAGGACGGCGACGAAGAGTGGCTGTTCGACAAGAACGCCAAGGTCGTCAACGACCTGGCCAACGAATGCATGACAGCCTCCGGGTTGACAGAAGAAGCGCAGGGTGACGCGGGAAAAGATTCCTTGGGTTCGCCGACCGCCGTGGACGGCGAACTCCTGAGCGTCGCTTCTACTTCCGGCTAGCGCGTGAACTCGGTATGACGGTCGCGGAACTCCTAGACCGCATGTCGTCATCCGAGTTGACAGAATGGGCTGCGCTGTTCCGTCTGGAAAGCGAAGAAGCCGCCCACCACAATAAGGTCGCCCAGTCACGGGCGGCGCAACCGAGGCGCAGGTAGATGGCAACCGTCGGCATCGTCAAGGCGATCATTACCGCTGACATCTCAAAACTGAAGAAGGGCATCGACGACGCGAACTCGACGATGACCCGGTTCAGCAAGAACATGACGAAGGTCGGCAAGTCGATGACCATGAAGGTCACGATGCCGCTCGCCGGCCTGGGGTTCGCTGCAGGTAAGGCTGCCGCCGACTTCGAGTTCTCGATGACACAGATCGAGACTTTGGTGGGACGCACAGCGGCTGAGGTTGAACAGTTGACCCAATCGGTGCTTGCCCTGTCGGGGGAAACCGGCCGGGCACCGAAGGAACTCGCAGACGCGATGTTCTTCATCACCTCGGCGGGCCTTGATGCGGCTTCGGCTACAGCGGCGCTAGAGATGTCAGCGAAAGCGGCAGCGGTCGGCCTGGGCGATACGGCAATCGTCGCCGATGCCGTTACTAACGCGATGAACGGCTACGGCCTATCTGCTGACGGCGCGGCGTTCGCTACCGACGTGTTGGCAAAAACGGTGGAGCAGGGCAAAGCGTCAGCGGCGGACCTAGCGCCGCAGTTCGGTCGGTTGATCCCGATGGCTGCCGAACTGGGCATCTCATTCGACCAGGTTGGTGGCGGTTTGGCGTTCCTGACCCGCGCGTCGGGTGATGCCGCCATGTCGGCTACCCAACTGGGTGGCGTGATGAAGTCGATTCTGAAACCGTCGCAGCAGGCGTTGGGAGTGTTCGACGAGATCGGCCTCGACTTGCATGAACTGCGGGCAGCGGCGTCGAAAGACCTGCTGGGTGCCCTCCAAGACCTGCGGCAACGGTTGGAGGAGAACGGCCTTGAAATGTCGAACGTGTTCGAGGACATCCGTGGCCTCAACGGCGCTTTGCAGTTGACGGGTGTAGCGACCGACCAGGCGCGTGTCGTATTCGACGAACTTGCTGATTCGACAGGCAAGTTGGATGAGGCGTTCGAGGGTGTCCAGAAGACGGCGTCGTTCAAGTTGTCGCAGGCGATGGCTGAGATCAAGGCGTCGCTGGTTACGTTGGGCAACGCTGTGTTGCCTGTCGTGGTGCCGATGTTCCGTACGTTGGCGTCGTTGGTCGGGAGTGTGGCTGAAGCGTTCGGTAACTTGTCGCCGGGGATACAAACAGCGGCGGTCATATTCGGTGTGGTGTTGGCTGCTGCCGGCCCGTTGCTGATCGTGTTGGGGTCGTTGACTGCGGCGTATACGACGCTTGCGGCGGCTGCGGCTGCTGCGACGGTGTCGATGTCGGCGATCCTGGTGCCGGTGCTAGCCATCGTCGCTGTAGGTGCAGCGTTGTTTGCGATCTTTAGCGGGGCCGGTGAGGCGGCCAAGGAGATGGACGAGCGGGTTGCCATGCTCCGCGAGGAGATGATAGGGACCGGCGAAGCGTCGGCGATTCTGAAAACCGACCTGGAGGGTCTGACGGAACGGTTCGAGTTGCTAGCGGCGGCAACCGGCACAGGCGACGAAGCCCTGAATGAGTTCCACGGTTCGGTCGTGTTGTTGCAGGGGCTTCTCGACCGGGATGTCCGGGGAGCGTTCGATACATACATCACCAACTTGAGCCATCACAACGCACTCGCCAAAGCAGGGTCGGACGCCTACACGGACCTCGGTACGGCGCTGATCGACAACACAGGTTACCTGGGCCAGCAGATCGAGGCTTTAGAGCGGCATCGTGATGTGCTTGGGAGAGACGCCGACACCATCATCGCCGCTGTCGAAGCCGGGAAGTTGGAGGTCGATGTTCTCGTCGACATCTTGCAGGCGCTACAAGATACCGCTGACGCCCATGTGGAGAACGAAGCCCGGCTGAAGGCGACGGCGGTCGCTTACTTCGCCAACGCTG